CTGCTAACAGAACCGCACCATACGGTTCAATGGTAATCGCTTATAGCTAAGCTCGTACCAGGGCATTTTGACCTATGCCCAAAGCTCCCTACCGAATGGTTCTTTCGGGGTCACTGAGGCTCTAAACAGTACGTTTAGGCCCAAGTGTACCCTCTGGACATCCATAGGTTCGGGGGAGGCATGTTAATAGGTACAGCGAACGCCAAATCGGGTCCGCTCTTCCTAAAAACAGCGTCATTGAGGTCCCCTCCGGGGACCTGCAAATCGATGTTGTGCCTAATCCAACCAGCACCAGCGGGGTTAGCGCTAATGGGAAGGGGCGATTTCTCGTAGTTCGCCACAACATCGGTGGCTCGCCAAAAGTAGACTGACCTATAGGGTATAGTCAAGTCAATTATTGGCTGAAGTCCACCAGGCGTGACAACTGTTCCATCGCCGAGATTGACATTCTCTGGTAATGCAGCAGCCGCCGTGGTGAACGGGGTGTGGGTTGGTTGCCTTGCGAAAGGCATTGGGGTGATTTGGACGTATTTATACGTCTCAGTGGTTGGTATGCAAAATATCTTAGATGCTATCGACCCACGATAAAACATGAATAGACAGGATATGTAAGACAAATAATCTTGGGTTACGTACCACGAATTTTGGGTCTCATAGGCATAAGCTGCACTATCGGTGACCCACCACCCAGCCGTGGTAAGACCTATCTGAAGATCAGGCACAGGCTCACCAGATGAGAGAGCGGTGTAAGGTATGGATCTGGACCAATATCGAGTGTAATCCTCGACATACTCACAACGAACCATGATGTTTGAAGGTTCTACTGATTTGGCTCTCGTTTGGAACACCACATCAGGAGCATCCAAGCCACATTGAGCCTCTGTCAAAGAGATTGTGTCTCCTGATGAAATCACGTTATTGGCTCCTGGAGCATAAGGTTGGTAGAATGAAAAATCATCCCCAGCTGATATGAAAACAAGCACATCCATGATTGGAGAAACATCCAACATGGTACTAACGACTTCAAAAGAAGCAGTGACTGCGCTCGATACTGAAGTAAGAAAATCAGTTGGGTCCACGGCCAAGGTGTCCAAAACGGGACAATGGTCAGACTGATACGCAAAAGGCATAGGAACCTCAATTATCGTCACGCCAGAACATACTCCTCTAAGCACTGAGGCAGTTGACAGATTAGGAGTTACAACTGTTGACTCAGGAGGGTAAGACAAAACAAAAGAATACTTCGTTTCGACCATAGGATGCCCCAGTATAACAAAACTGTAGACGATGGTACCGCGCCAAAAAGTGTTAAGCATGGCAAAATAACGCAACCAAGTTGCCATATGTTTTCCAGCTGTGGACACACCGTACGGGAAAGTAGGAGAATTGTAGAATATCTCTGAACTACTTCCTGTAGTCATCTTCATAAGGTATTGCTTCCTTCCAATGAACTCAGAAACTGGATGTCTCGGAAGCTTGGACTTAAGCATATCGAAGAAAATCGGGTTAGTAGGGGGGGGCCCATTGCTGGTGGTATCACCTGCATAAGCCATCTGCACCGCAGTTGGGCGCTCGTAACTACCTTCCTTGTAGTCACTTTCGGCTTCTTCGCCAAATATGCTACCTATGCCCATAGCTGCCATGATCTCAGATCCAGCGGCCGCTACTTC